TTATTTTTCAGGTTTAGTTAGCTCGTAGTCATTGAATGAGATAATAATCTCACCGACCTGCTCATTGATATCGAGCAGCATATTTTGTAGCGTGAGTATCTCATGCCAGTAGAATACCTCGGCTGCTTTCTTGGCGTCACCAAAGCCGCCTGCGTTATTCGGTACCACTCCCATTAATTGCGGCGGTACTCGGTGACCAGCTAAAGTATCATCGCGTGAGGCTATTTTGATATTAGCAAACTCATCTTTGGCGGCGACCTCTGCTAGGGGGATGACTTTTACGCCGTCGGTTTTGCCATTGGGTGTGTACATAAATAGGTTTTTAAAATTACCTGCACCCTTCGACTCTCTTACTGCATCCTCCAAGTCGTCAACATCTTCCTGTGTCGATAGCGGATCTGAGACATGCAAAATATAACCGGCATGGGCACCGTTCTTATAATAGCGGCGGCGGAATAATGTTGCTGCTTCATTCAAAGTAATAGCATTAACACTGCTTAGATAATCTGGCACACCGTATATTTCTTGATTGATGTCTGGATTGTACACATGAATGATTTGCTCATTGTATTCAATCGATGCGCCTTGACGATAATCAACATGACGATAGCTATCACCTTGTATTGATTTGCGCGTATGCCGCGCTAGTTTGGGGCGTAGCTGCAGTATACCACCTAGTCTATTGCGTACTACTTGTACGTAAGCATTATCAAATACTAATAAGTTAATCACTAGACTGATAAAGGCTTGGCGGCTTAGCTTTGGGTGTGGCCGGTATAAACTGGCTAATACATTCCTCTTGGTAATCAACGCGCTAGTGTGATGACTGGTCGCATGATAGAGTTTGGCCACCGCATCAATATCGTACGGATATTCATAATGATGCTGATACATGGGACAGTACTCATACTCAAACATACCGCGCCCGTCAAGCACTGGCTCTGGGTCACCAAAGCTGTGCATGATTATCTTTTTACCAGTATTATCTGGCGCTACTGTTTCTGTCATCTGTGTACTCCTATTCGTGATTTGTTGACGCCATCATTAATCTGGTCTGTACTTGCAAGCGGCGCTTTTTCTAGCGCGTTCATGATTGCCCATGCGACATCGCTGTGGCCAGTTTCTTTTGATCGACTGCTAACAAACGTCATCTGACGCTGACTGCCAGTCAGTGCTTGTTTAATAGCTATAAAGGCTTTGGCAATATCAATACTGCCAGCGTCGAAGTGTAATTTGCGGCGCGTGAACAACTCTTTTGCTCTCAGCGCCATGCGAGTTTTACTCTCTACGCTGTAGTTAATAGCTGTATAATTAGGAAAGAATTTTTTAACGTGTTCAGCAACTGATATACCTGCGCCAGTAGTATCAATGCCTAGAAACTCTACATCATAACGCTCACAAATCTTCTTGATATGCTGCGCTTGGACATGGGGCGGCATGTGGTCAAGATGGATGCGCTCAAGCACGCGGTATGGCTGACCTTCTTTTTCTGGCGGTGCGATGACTGCTAATGCTGGACGGTCACCTGTGAAGCTGGGGTCATACCCTACCCATACTGGCTTAGCAAACTTCTTGCTACCCATTGGGGTAAAGTCATCCCATATCTGCCAACTGTCTACCATGTTTGGTTGCAGTACTGACAACGGAAAGTAGCTATTGCTATCATCAAGAAAGACGCACATGAATAGATTAGCAAAGCGCTCAGGCGTGTATTCTAGTAGCAGCTGCGCAATATCAAGCTTGTCAAATCCGCCGCGAATCGCATCTTTGATAGTAACGATTAATCGCCATTTACCGTCATCACAATAGCGGCCAGACTTTAAAGCGCTGTGCGAGGTATCAATATCTTTTTTATTGACGCCATCCTTACCCGTCCAAAAAGCATAAGCTTCATGCAAGACACTGCTTGGTGTCGATAGATAGACCTGCTGAAAATGACTTTGAGATGCCATTCCAGATGCGACCGCACGAAACTCTTTGAACTTACGAATCCAAAAGAACTCATCCATAATGACGTCGCCATGACGTCCTTGCGCTGTCAGCGCATTGGTTCCCATGTAATACAAACTAACTTGCGTATTGTCTTCAAGCGATAATACGATTGGCTCCCCGCCAATATTTCGACCCAGCACCTCAAATACAAATGCTTTGATGTATTCGATGAACTGGTAAGCCTGCGCCTTACTTGCTGATAAAAATATCTTATTCTTTTTGGTACGTAACGCGTTAATCAGCGCCCAAATTGCGATGACATAGGTAGCACCAATCTGCCTTGACTTGAGCATCATAAAGATACGTGCGGCGCGGTGCTTCTTATTACCGTCCAATATTTCGACCCAGCGCTGTTGAAACTTATACGGCTGTATCAGTAGTTTAAAAGCGTCCTCGAGCGCGTCGATTTCTTCTTCAGTAAATAAGTTTTTGACTGCAGGTTTACGATCTTCTTTGTAGCGTTTAGATAAGTTTGGATTTAATTCAGCCCCATTGCCCCCTTCGTTATAGCGCTTTATTTTTGCTGTTCGCTCTAGCTGCTTCATAAAGAAGTCATACTCTTTATATTCAGCATTACCCTTATTTTTCATACCTATTAATGCAAGCATTCTCGCTTGCATAGCCGCTTCTACATTCTCAAAAATACTAGCACGCACCCACGCATCACGCTTTTTCCAACTAGCGACAGTTGGGCGCTTTTCATTTAATTCTTTTGATATTTGAGTGACGCTCAGTCCTTGCGCATAAAGCAAGCGAGCGCGTTCGCGGTTGTCAGTTTTGACGCCGTCTGATGTGTCTATTTTTTTAGTAGTCATAAGGCTATAGCTTATAGCTCACCGCCCTTGCGACCACTCGGTTTTTGACCGTAAATAGCGCTTACGGATAACATTCGGTTGCCCGTAGGCCGTGTTACACGACAAACTAAAGCCTATTTAAAGATATCAAATTCATATTATCCAACTTTAATAACTGAGATTACCTATGCCTGATTCAGCCTTACCTGGTAAACGAGTCGTTAAACGCTTTCGCGTCGCCCGTGAGGGTCAGACTGTTGACGGCCGCACGCTATCGCAAGAACAAATTATTGATATGTCAGAAACATACGATCCGGTCGAATATACGGCGCGTATTAATTGTGAGCACATGAGTGATTATTGGTCAGGACTTCACGGCCGTAATAATGACGGCGCTTTAGGTGACATCATTAAAGTTGATCATGCTGTAGAGACATTCGTTCAGAACGGATCTAATGTTCAGCTAATGTGCTTATATGCCACTTTGTCAGTACTCCCTACGTTGGTCGATGCCAATAAAGAAGGTAAGAAGATTTTTACCTCTATCGAGTTTTATCCCAAATTCGCTGATACCGGACGCGCGTACTTAGTGGGTCTAGCTGTGACTGATAGGCCAGCTTCCAGAGGTACAGAGCCGCTAAAGTTCAGTACCAAAGACAATGCGCTTCGCACCAACCCAAATGATCAAGAGCTTATTCTTATGACTAAAGATAAAACAACAACCGCACATGACGATCAAAAAATTGAGCAGCTCGCGCCACCAGTAGACGATACTCAAGAGCTTAATAATAAATCTAATGAAGATGGGTTTTTGCAAAAGCTATCGAGTATGTTCGCATCTAAAAAATCAGGTATGAGTCAACAAGAGCAAGATCTTGTGCTTGAGTCGTTTAGCCAAGTTAACCAAAAAGCGGACAAAGCAATTGAAGAAAACAAGTCGCTCAAAACTGAGTTATCTGAGTTAAAGACCGAGTTTGAATCTTTAAAGACTCAGCTGTCATCTGAGCCTGCAGTTAATCTTACGAACACGCCTCCGAACCCTGGTACCGGTGGACAGCTGACAGCGTTTTAATTAGCGCTAGCACACTAATTTTATTTTAAATAAGGACGACTATGTACGTTTTAGATGATGTAACCGCGCTTGCGTTGCAAGATTACAAAAAGCAAGTAGCGCGAGTAAATGGTAGTGAGAACTTTGCGGCACCGTTTACTGTTGCTGCAGCCGCTGAACAAAAAATGATTGAGGCGTATCAAGAAGCAACCGACTTTTTGAAACGCATTAACGTTCAGCCTGTAAAGCAAGCTCATGGCCAAAAGTTAGCGCTTGGCAATGGTCGTACTGTTGCTAGTACTACCGATACCCGTGTCCAACCGCGCCGACCTACTCATCTTGGTGATGTGGAAGGCGTTGACGACTATTTATGTACTCACACTGATTACGATATTGCTTATGACTACGATGTTATTGATAACTGGGGCCATCTTCCTGATTTTCAGCTGCGCATGGCGAACATGGGCATCAAGTCAGTCGCTCAAGATAAGCAGCGCATTGGATTCAATGGCACCCACCGCGCCAAGACTTCTAACAAGTCGCTTTACCCCAAGTTGCAGGACGTCAATATTGGTTGGTTGGAAAAGATTCGCGGTTATAGCCCAGAGCGTCATATTGACGGTATTTCGATTGGCTCAGCGCACGAATTTAAGAATATTGATGCGCTGGTGGAAATGGCGATTAATGAATTAATCGGTGAAGAGTTTCAAGACGCCGACGACTTAGTCGTAATTACCAATCGCAACATGGTGTCTGACAAATACATCTCTTTAATCAACCGCGATCAATCTGCGACTGATCAGACAGCTGCAAACGCGCTCTATCAGAAAAAGCAATTAGGCACGCTTCCTGTAGACACCCCAGCGTTTTTCATCCCTGGTGCCATCCTAATCACCAGTTATGACAACCTATCTATCTATCAGCAGCGCGGTACATTACGTCGTCATCTACGCGATGAACCCGAATGGAATCGTACTACGGATTACCAGTCAGTCAATGAGTGCTACGTGGTGCAGGATTATCGTAAAGCTGCTCTTATTGAAAACATTGTCGTGGAGGCTTAAATGAAAAGTAATTCTTTACGCGCTCACTTTATTAAAACCCAGGCTGCTAACAAAGCAGCTCGGGCTAATGCGGACCCGCGGCTATCAGCTCAGATATTAGGCCGCCGCACCGGTACAACGATGGTCAGTCAGTCAACGCCAGTTTCTGATGCGCCATCCAATGATGACGAAAATCCTGATACCGGTAGTAATATCGAGCTCAAGTTTTGGAACGATGACCAGCAACTTTCGAACATTCAATCTATCAGCCATAAGACGGAGTTAAAAAAGGAATTCTTACCTTTTTACATTCCTTGGATTGAAGGGACGATCGCTGAGGGCGTCGGTAGCCAAGACGATATGCTAGTTAAGCTGATGGTCTGGTGCTTAGACACGCATGAGTTTAAAACCGCTGTTGATATCGCTGCTTATGCTCTGCTTAATGATTTTGTTATGCCGGAGCCGTTTACTCGTGATGTAGCGACTGTATTTGTTGAACAGTTAGCAGAGGAGATGCTGTCTCTCGAAAAAGACACTGATGTCTCTGTGCACGCTGATTTAGTTCAACGCGCTATCGAAGTAACTACGTCTCAAGATATGCCGGATCAAGTCCGCGCTAAACTCTACCGCGTACTTGGCGATAGCTTAAAAGATGCTAAGCCAGACGATGCCATCAATGCTTATAAGATTGCTATTAAGCTTGATGATAAAGTCGGCTGCAAAAAAGACCTCGCTCAGCTTGAAAAAGCTGGGGAGTAACGACCCCACCCGGGAAGCGGCTCACTGCGCCAATGTTGTTTGCTGATCGCATCACAGCAGCGGCAAGGTGACCACCGCTTTTTAATTTGCAGGTAACGCCATGTTGATCAATCAACAAGTCCAAACGCAAAACGCACCTAATTACTATGCTCATCTACCGTCTGTCAGTACAGATGACATGGTGCAGCTGATGCGAATTGATAAGACGCTGGGCTCTGATCGCATCGTCGGTTATATCAATGATGCTTATGACACGGTCAATGGCGAATTACCCACCTCCTTTTTTAGCTTGCTTACTCTACAGCGTCATCTATCTGACAAACGTATTCTCTCCAGTGTTTTTGAGCGGACCTATAGACGCGCTGTAATGAATGAAGCTGCGGCGCTTATCGCCGATAATTATGTCGACTATGACACAACGAGTCAGGGCGCTATTAGTGGAGATGTGCAGCTCACCAAATCTGATCGCCTGCGCCGTATTGTCAGTCATTGCATTGCTGATATGACAGGCAGACGCCGCAACCGCGTGGCACTGCTATGACGTCTACGAAATATCAGCGTACTATTACTGCTATTCAAAACGATACATTAGACGCTATTGCGTACCGCATCTATGCAGACCGTTCAAACGATATGCTGCCTCAGATTATCGATAGTAACCCCAGTTATGCGCCGCAAGCAGTATTACCTATTGGCGCCATTATCAAACTACCAGACGATAATGCTATCGCTGCAGCGCCATCTATAAAACTATGGGATTAATATGAAAAAAAGAACCACTAAAAAAACATGGCTACTCCGTATCGGCTGTGCGACTGGGTGGTTAGCTGCAATTACAATTTGGTTGTTTATCACAATGTTCGATGCAAACGCGGATACAACCATTGCGACTGCACTCCCTTTTATCACCCCATCAATGCTGCTTGCTACCATTGTGGGCGCGATTGGTAGTTACCTCGCATTCGGCGAAGATAAAAAGTTTCCGCCTTCTGCTACTAGCATTGGTCATGTTTTGCTTGGGTTTGGTGCTGGACTATTCTTTACCCGAGGTAGTCTTGAGCTAATGGGTCATATCGATAGTAGTGATGACGTAGTGTTACTGGTTAGTTTTTTGTGGGCATGCGGTGGCTATTTCTTTTTACGATTGGTTATCTCTGTCGTTAATTCTGAAAAGATGGTCAAAATACTACCAGACTGGATCGCCCGCTTACTTGGAGTTGATAAACGATGATTACTTTTAATCTTATACTGATGCTCGTTACGTCAGCACTACTGCTCGTTATGCTAATACGCACGCGGTGCTACGATAGTGTGGGATGGTGGGCTTTTAGATTGTTGTCATGCTATTCCTTAGTCTGTTTTGTTTATCTCACTTACGATACAAATATCGCGGGCAACGAGCTACAACTAAAATACTTGTTTGTACGCGTCGGGTTTTTAACCCTGGTCGCTGCAATGGTTTTATCTTGGCGTCTTATCACTTCAGAGTATAACGATAAACGTAAGCAAAACTTTGATATGCGTCTAAAAGATATTTTTAGACTAGGAGAGTAAGATGGGTAAGTTCTTAACAGATGCCGATATTGATAAAGCTGCAGCTGAATTAGGTGTCAGATCCTCTCAGTTAAAAGCAATTCGAAAAATTGAAGGTCGTAACAATGGATTTAATAAAGATGGCACCCCTACCATCCTTTTTGAGCGTCATGTTTTTTATGATCGATTAGGTGAGTATTACTATTACACAGTACGCCGCCGCGCCATGAAAGAAAGACCTGATTTGTGTTGGCCTAGAGCTACTGTGGCTGGAGGTTACGGACTATACAGCGCTCAAGTCAAACGATTGGCTGATGCTGCTGAATATCATCGCGAAAGTGCTCTTGAAGCCTGTAGTTGGGGTATTGGTCAAGTCATGGGTTATTGGTGGAAAGAGCTTGGTTATCTGTCACTCCAAGACTTCATTAATAATATGTACGAGTCAGAAGCTAAACAACTAGAAGCTATGTGTCGTTATATTGAACATTTTGGTTTGGTTGACGAGCTTCAGCGTGATGATTGGCGTGGTTTTGCTAAAGGTTATAACGGTAAATATTATTATAAGTCTAACTATCACGGTCGCTTAGCAGCTGCAGAGGCTGAATACAGATGAAATACCTTCAGCAACTAAAAGACGATCTACTTACTAATTTTGCAGCGAAGATAACTGCAGACAAAGTGCATCTTTTTTTAGTCAATGGTGAGCTACCGTCAAACAAAGGCGATATTAATTATATCGCTCGCTTTTTATTTATTGATTGCCGTGACAATGATCCCTTTAGCTTGATAACTTACATTCGCAAGTGGTTCGAATCAAAAGGTTATCCGGTACCGGATCTGAATTTTGATTGTGAAGTTATCGATGCTGAAACTTATGATTTGACTATTGATATCGGCTTGATGGACAAGCTCGTTATTAGTGAAGATGGCAGCTATCATCAATGTCCGCCTAAAGTTTGGTCCGAGGCTCTTGGTGACTTTGTGACCAAAGATATTGCTGACGCGGTCGGACTATGAGTGATAATTTTGACGAATTAGCACCGTGGCTTGAGCGTATAAATCAGCAGCTCGACGCAAATCAAAAGCGCAAACTTAACCGGCGTATCTCTACTAAGATGCGCACAGCTTGGAAGCGTCGCATTAAGGCGCAAAAAGATCCGGATGGTCGCAAATTTACCCCGCGTAAGCGTGACCAAGCAGGAAGTATTAGACGCGGCGCGATGTTTAAGCGCTTACCTAAAATGCTAAAAACAGCGTACAGCAGCCGCCATGCAGAGATTGGCTTTAGCGGCCGTACTGCTGAGGTAATGAAAGTGCATCAGTTTGGCCAAACGATTAAGCCCAACGAAAACTCAAAGCCTACTCGCTACGCGGTCCGTGAAACTATTGGTTGGTCAGATGACGATAAAAAGCTGATTATTAATGAGATTAAAGATTTTTTATTGGAGGATTAGATTGTGATTGCCGAAAATGTAGTAATGACTACCGACTATGAAGGTAATAAATATTATGTCCCAGTCGATAAGATTGACGAGTTTGATGAGTGGTGCGAGAGCGAACCTGATAGCGAGTTTGAGCACGCTACCCTTTATGAAGGCGAGTTGTTTGTAGTTAATATCGTTCGCAAGGTTTAATTTGATATACTCATATGGAACTTATTTCATAAGAGTTTATCATGACTGCACTTAGTGATTACTACCAGATGTTTGAAGATGTCAGTAAGTTGATTTCTAAACAAAACCGTCCTGTCGATTGTATTGAGGTTCATCCTGATGCATATGAAAGCTTATGTTCTTATCACGATAGATATGCGAACCACAAATTATACAAACGCAATCCTTATGTTGGTAGACCAAAAGAATGGTACGGTATAAAAATTAAGATTAACCCAGATCTATCTGAGCCTTACGAAATAGTAATGGCTGATAATAATGAAGTTGATAAACGCCAAAATACTGTCAGATATATACATCAAAGAGATTTGTTTCCCATTATTTACGATCTGTACTATTAACCCCTTTCCTCTCCCCGCCACTGTGCGGGGCTTTTTATATCCGCAAATCACACTTACGGATAGTTATTAGATGCATGCGTTATTAGTCTCATACAGACTATAGCTATGAATGCAGAAGACCAACGACGCTTACATAATATCTTGACCATCGGCACAGTCACTGAGATTGATGCCGATCAAGCTTTGATGCGTCTGGCCGTTGGTGATAACGAAACCGACTGGATAAATATCCCTGCCATAGCAGCCGGCTCAATTAGCGCTTGGCGCTGTCCGAGTATCGGTGAACAGTATTTATTAGGTTCGCCTAGCGGTGAATTAGCGAATGCCATACCTATTATTAGCATTTACAGTGATCAACATCCAAGTCCGAGTACCAATCCTAATGAAATCCGCATCCGTTATAACGACACTGACTTTTGCAGTATTGATGTGGTTAAAAGCCAACTCACAATGCATATCAGTGAGACTCTCATCAAGTCAAAAACCAGCGTTGTGCTGGATACACCAAACACGCGTATGACCGGCAGTCTGCAAGTTGATAAAGGTATCCACGCAAAAGAAGCCATTAAATCAGACGACGAAGTGTATGCAAAAGATATCAAACTAAGCAAACACGGTCACAAAAATGTTGAGAATGGATCTGGTACGTCTGGTGATCCTGTATGAATAATTATGCAACCGGCATGTCACGCACAAATGGTCAATTACTCGATCAAGATAAACATCTGCGTCAGTCAATACATGACATTTTGACTACGCCATTGGGTACCAGATTAATGCGCCGCGAATATGGCAGTCTTTTACCCTTCTTAATCGACGCTCCTGCAAATGACGCTACGCGGTTGAAACTTATGGCGGCCACGGCCACCGCACTTATCCGCTGGGAGCCGAGGATTAAAGTTAGCAAGGTCAGCTTGTCTCTAATTAACGATGGCATTAATAGCGGTTGGAATACATTGATTGAAATGCGCCGCGCTGATAATTCAACGTTGACTACCTCATTGTCACTAGTGCGAGGTGCTACATGAACAGTGTATTTACCGCGATTAATCTACAAGGCTTACCGCCGCCAAACCTAATCAAACCAATCGCCCCTGAAGTTGAGCTTGCCGAGATTAGAGCTGAGTTTGCTGCCAAGTTTCCGCAAAACCACCCTATACACGAAGCGTTGGCGTTAGAGTCAGAGCCGGTTAATAAAATCTTAGAAGTTTTAGCATATCGCTATAGCTTGAAAGTCAGCGAAATTAATCGTACCGCGCGTAGCTTGATGCTTGCTTATGCCAATGGCGCCGATCTAGATCATATCGGTGTGACTTATTACCGCGTACAGCGCAAAGTTTTACAGTTTGAAAACTTAACGACTAATCCAGTTACGCCTGAGATATTAGAAGATGATACCGCTTATCGTGATCGCTTGGCTTTATCAGTAGAAGCTGAAACAAAGGCTGGTAGCGCGGGTGCTTATTTGTTTCATGCGTTATCTGCTAGTTCTGAAGTGTTTAATGCGACCGTGCATAGCCCAGCGCCCACTGAAGTTGATATCTATTTATCCGGACAAATTGACGGTGACGTACTTGAGCAAGCAAACAAGACGGTAGGAGTAAGTCAAGCAGCTATCAACGATGTAGCAGCAACACTGACTGCTGATGATGTGCGCCCTTTAACTGACTTGGTGCGAGTTCATGGCGCTACTGCCAAGGCTTATCAGATAGAAGCGGTAATTTATATTAAAGCGGGTATCAGTCCGCAGTTGATATTAGATCAAGGTTTGGCTGCTCTACGCGCCTACTTACGATCCGAATTTAAACCAGGACGCCGCATTGCGACCAGCCGAATTATTGGTGCATTGGATGTTAATGGTGTTAGTCGTATCGAGTTAGTTAATCCGGCATCTGATGTCCTGGTCAATATATCTCAAGTAGCGCATTGCACTAGCTTTGATATTAAGGCGGTGAGCAGTAATGACTGATTTGTCACTACTCCCCGCTAACAGTCAGCCGCTTGAGCGTGAGCTTGCAACATTTACAACGCGTCTTGAGTCGATAGATGTGCCTTTCAGTTTGATTTGGGATGCTGATAGCTGCCCTATTGAGTATTTGCCATTTTTGGCTTATGCGTGGTCAGTCGATGAGTGGAACGATAATTGGTCTATTGAAACTCAGCGCAATGTTATTCGTAATTCCATATCAGTACACCAGCGCAAAGGTACTTTGGATGCTGTCAAGCGAGCCTTAGCCGCAATTAATTACAGTACAACCGTAACAGAATGGTTCGAGACTAATCCAAAAGGAGTGCCGGGCACTTTTAGTATCTCAGTCACTCCGAGTAATAGCAAAGTAACTGACTCAGTCAGACAAGTTCGCGCTGTTGTCGACGCGGTAAAACGCTTATCAGCTCATTACAGTATTTATTTTGGTTCGGCCGCTTACTCTACTGTCGCCGCTTATGCTGTGCCTGTTGTCGCCGTCGAGATTACTGTTACTAACTAACTTTTATTAACTACTACTAGGACAATTACTATGCCAAATATCGAACAGCCTCAAGGCTTAACCAAAACTATCTCCAATCCTACAGCTAACGCTGACGGCAAGTTTGTCGTTGACTTTAAGATGCCAGAGGATAGCGGTATTGCGACTGCTAGTCACTTAGCGTTACTGATCAATGATGGTGCGGCGCGAACAGCGGTTGACGTTATCTTTGATCCCGCCTTACTGCGCACTCGATTCGATACTGTACACGTCGAGGTTATTAGTAACGTCGCTACGAACCTTAATGTTTATGCGCTGCTAAAGCCTGAAGATGTTGTTGACTATACTCAGGCTACTAAGCGTGTATTGGCAGTAGAAGCAGATAAGCCAGTTCTTTTCGCTATTAAAAAGTTAGATAGCGTCATTGTATTTGACGGTGCTGATATCGATCGCATTCAAACTACGGTCGCACCGGAAAACGGTGGCGCTTTCGAGCTTTAACGTCTACTTACTTGTAACTACTACCAAGGGCGACATGATGAGCTACCAGCTTTTACTGACAACCATAGGCAAACAGAAGATTGCAGCCGCTGCTAATACAGGCAGCGTCTCTTTAAGTATTACCGAGTTTGTCATTGGTCAAGGTATTGATGTTGACTTTAGTCAGCGACTTGATGAGCAAGTGCTCGTCAGTAAGCGCTATCAAGGACTTGTTGGTAGCGTCACCCCAACAACGGTCTCAGGACAATATGAGATCGTTTGTATCGTACCACCGAATCAAGGCGGTTGGACTATTCGTGAGCTTGGACTCATTGATAGCGACGGCGATCTAATTTGGGTTGGTCAATTACCCGAAGTTCAAAAGCCTGCTGCGAACTCTACTGCAGCCGTTGACTATCGTATCAAAGCCGTTATCAGTATTGACAACCCTGACGTTAGCTTAGTTATTGACGCCAATGTAGTCACTGCTACGCGCCAATGGTCGTCAGATACGTTTGTGCCACTTAGTCATTTAGATGATGCAAACCCTCATACTCAGTATACGCTCAAAGAGACTAACGATAAGGATATTAAAGAGCTGCAAGATTGGATAGAAATCTTATTTAATCTCAAGCCTATTAAAGTCGGCGATATTTATACGACCACTATCGATCATGCTGATGCCGCCGCGGTCGCCTTGCATCACGGCTATGGTGATTGGGAACGTTACGCTGAAGGCCGCACGCTCGTTGGTCTTTCTACTAGCGCTGATGATCCTGATAGCTACAAAACTATCGGCAATGAGTTTGGTGAAAATAAGCACACGTTGACGATTGAACAAATCCCAAGCCACGCTCATGACTTAGGCATATCTGCACGAACTAGAGTCAGTCATGATGACTCACAAGAAACTGATAGACCCGTTGATGCCACAGGCGAAAAAGATTCAGGCTATGTCGGCAACACTGGCGGCGGAGAAGCGCACAACAATATTCAGCCCTCTAAAGTCGTGGCTCACTGGCTTCGTACTGCTTAATTAACTTCAAATAAGGATACACCAAATGACAGCATTTCATCACGGCATATCAGCACAAGAGCTGACTCAAGGCATCTTGCCAATGCGTAACGCCAACGTCAGCACTTTAGGTATCGTTGTCACTAGCACAGACGCTGATGACACCATGTACCCCCTTGATACGCCGGTACTGCTGACTGGGATTACTCAAGATAATATCGATAAAGCCGGCGAAGATGGCACGCTACGGAATGTATTGCAGGGAATACGCGACATACATAATCCGACTGTCGTTGTATTGCGAGTGACTGAGCCGCTTAATGTAGACTCGCTTGATGTACTGTTGACTTGTCCTAGTCGCTTTGGACTGATGCCTAAGCGACTAGGCGCACCTGAAATCGACACGCCTGAAGTCGTACTAAAGCTGGTTTCTATCGCTAAAAAGCGCCGAGCTATGGTCTATGCGTCTCCGCGTACTGCTGATGGAGCGCTAATCACAGATAAAGCTGAAATCGTTGCGTATCGTGATACTTATGGTGACCGTGAGCTTTGCATCATCGATGGTGAGTGGGGTGTGCCACAAGCTAAAAAAAAGTAACACGGCGGCTATGGGCAAGTAAGCCATACCCAGCGCTGGTCGAAAAAGAAGATGCTTATCAGCCCACAGTTAAGCCGTTAAACATCACGCTCAAGCAGATACTAAAAGACACAACGATTGACAGTGATGCGTACCAGCCAAGCGTTAAGCCGCTCGATATTACATTACGCTCACTGCTTATGAATAAAAATATTGATGACGGCGACGCTTATCAGCCGTCAGTCAAACCGCTTGATATTACGCTGAAGTCGCTACTCATGAGTAAGAATATCGACGGTGACGCTTATAAACCAAGCGTTAAGCCATTGGATATAACGCTAAAACGGGTTTTGATTGAGCAAACAACAAATGACGGTGACGCTTATATGCCGTCCGTTAAGCCATTAGACATAACATTGATAAAAGGGGTATAAAATGCACTTAGGTATAGCAGGTGAGTTTAAAGTTGTAGTAACTCGAGCTGATGGTACGACAAAAATTGACACAGGCTTTCAAAAAAACTTAATTCTAAATCAGGGTTTGGATTTTTTTGGCGGATCTTTCGGCACAATCATAAACCAGCATTGCATTATAGGGAGTGGTAATAGCACACCCACGGTTACACAGGTATCTTTAGATAGCCCCCTAAAAATAACGGATAGCATTGCAGCATCAAAAGAACTGTCTTATACCGACAATGGCAATGATTTATATGTCACGTCAGAGCTAAAACAATATCGTTTTACCGGGTTAGATAATGCAAATATTAGCGAAGTCGGATTAGTAAGCGCAAAAAGCGCAGGTTCAACCAGTCCGACTATTAGTGATTATTACTTAACAACACGAGCACTTATTAAAGATAGTTCGGGCAATGCAACATCTATAACCGTAAAGTCAGGTGAAACCCTAGATGTTTTTTACAAGTTGTACAAGGTGATCGATATAAGTGACCAAAACTTTACTATAAATGTGAATGACGGCGCAGGAAATGCAGTCCCGTATAACGCAACAGTTAGACCGTTCGCCGTTGGCTCAGTCAATGGCAGTGTTAGTATTTGTTTGACGGAACTTACAAAAGTAACCGCGCAAACATCTGACTTTTTGCCTATAACAACAGACAACCAAAGGCCTGAAATAACCGTACCATCGTCAATGTCTGCTTATGTGGCTGGCAGCTTTAAACGAGTGGCTACAATTAACTTTTCGCTTACTCAGGCAAATATGGGTATTAGAGTCATCACTAGTCATTATAGTATCTGGAATCCATTCATCCCTTTTCAAATCCGTTTCGGGTCAGTTGCAGATGACAGCCCTATTGTTAAGACCAATAAAGATACGTTATCTATCCCGCTCGAATTTAGCTGGGGACGCTATGAGGGCGAACTCTAATGTTGCCCGAAAACACACTGACTGAGCTTGATAGTGCCTCGTTTTTGCCACCTCGCAATAAGTCACAGACAGCGACAAAGTGTTGGGAGCTTGGCGGTATCGCCCTATCTGACACCAGCGAACCTATGCGGTACTACTGGTACGGCTACATTCAGGGTAATACTATCTATTTACAGCGTATGGATGCTGAGCCTATTTCAGTACTAGCTTTTACAGGTAGTGTGACTGAGATGTCGTTTACGTTTGACCAAAACATGCGCCCGACCATCGCGTATGTCGAAGACGGTATTGCAAAGCTGTACTGGTACGACTCATCGCAATCGCAAAACGTGATTACAGAGTATGTCGATATCACTAATCCGCGCCTGTCGCTTGATGATAAGCGTAAATTTAACATCGGCAACAGTGACATTATTTTTGCTTATGTGACTGATCACAATCGTCTGTGCTACCGCCTCCAGCGTGAGCGATATAGCGCTGAGCATGTACTGCTAACTGACACTACTAAGTCAAATGATGAGCCGCTTGAGCTATTTAATATTGGCATGAGCACGGCAAACCGATTTCTATTCCTAACCAATTAATAAGGGAAAATTATGACCAACCCAACCCCAATCATCGCAACAGCCCTCGCAATGCGCGCGCTTATCGATGAAACCAACCCAGCGAGCTTTACCAAATCCATCTCTAATGTGCCCGTGCCCGGCGTACCTGGTATCAAGCAGCCGCGGACTTGGGATCTAGAAGATCCTAATACCGAAGTCGGTTATCTTAATGCTAATGACGTGACATCAGTCATTCAGCACGAGGGTTTTCGCTTCTGGGGTAACCGCACTTGCTCAGCAGATCCACGTTTTGCATTTGAAACTGCGGTGCTCACAGCACAATGGATGCTAGATACGATCATCAATGGCTGCATGCCATTCGTTGACCAGCCGATGACGCCAGTGCTGGTACAAGACATCATCGATAGCATCAATGCCAAGCTACGTGCGACCGTCGCAAAAGGTTGGTTGATCGGTGCATCAGTCTGGTATAACCCAGACCTAAACAATCCGCAAGATCTAAGCCAAGGTTTGCTCTACGTTGATTACGACTATACCCCAGTGCCAACGCTTGAAAATCTACGACTTAATCAACGTATCACCGACCGCTACCTAGTGGACTTTGGCAAACTCATCGCTCAGGCCACATAACCAAGCTGCATAACTGAGCTGTATAGCTAAGTTGATAACTAAAAGGACAAACACTATGGCAAAACAACTGCCTGCAGTACTCAAGAACTTCAACGTCCGCGTAGACGGTGATAGCCATGCCGGTACTGCGAAAACTATCAAGCTACCCGAAATCGTAAAAAAGACTGAAGAATATCGCGCCGCGGGAATGATTGGCGATATCAAATTAGACCTTGGCTTTGAAGCCATGGAGTCGACAATTAACTATACCGGTGTCGACGCGCGTCATATAACGCAGCTGACATATTGCGGTGTTAGTGATCTACCTATTCGATTCTTAGGTGCTTATGAACGTCAAGACACTTGTACTCATGTGGTACGTGACGTCTATATGCGCGGTTCAGTGACCAACTTACCGCTAGGTGAGATGGAGCTTGGCAATATCAATGAGCAAGAGCTGACATACAGTGTTACTTATCTAAAGGTCGTCGATGACGGTGCAACACTGCTCGAAATTGACCTTGTAAACGGTATTTATATCGTCGGCGACAAAGATATGACTAGCGAGATTAACACTAGATTAGGTTTATAACGCTTTTGGCCAGCCGTCAGTGTTTGGATAAATGGCGATTAGCTAGTTGGTGAGGTGACGGCTCACCAAGGCGACGATCTTCAGGCAGTGAACAGATTCATTGCCATCCAAACATGGCCAATTTTTTAACATTACTTTTATTAAAAAACCACATATACCAGGACAACTATTATGAGCACCGAAACTTCAGCTGCAGCTATTACAGAATTAAAGAAAAAAGACGCCACTACCCCGGCACCAATGCCAACCAACCCCGATATTGAAACCGTTGAATTTGATACGCCAATCGTACGTGGCGACATGACGATCAGTGAAGTCAATATCAATAAACCAAAGACCGGTGCACTACGCGGCCTATCTCTATCTGACTTACTCAAACTTGACGTTGATACCGTCATCAAGCTTGTACCGCGTGTCAGCACGCCACCACTAGCAGAACACGAAGTTGCGGCCTTAGATCCTACTGACTTTTTAAGCCTATCTACAGCGGTGGTCGGTTTTTTCGCCAGCAAGGAGCAACGGGAGAAAGCACGGCAAGAGGCCGAGAGCGCGAAAACCGAGGCATCCCACACAGCGTAGACGATGTCATTGCTGATCTGGCCGTCGTATTTCACTGGCGGCCATCAGACTGCGATGATATGGATATTGATGAGTTAATGGATTGGCATGACAAGGCGCGTAAACGTAGTGAGACTGACAAATAACTAAGAGGCGATAACCATGAATGCAATTCTACTAGCAAAATTCTGGAGAGAAATTGTCATATTCGTGCTGTCGTCTCTTTTTGTCTTTGCGCTGTTTTCTGTCTATACGCTAGTACAATCTATCGAACATATAAAAACCGAGCACGAGCTGACGCTAACCACTGAACGCGCTGCTTATGAAGTACGCGCGCGCAAAATAGAAAGGCAGAGCCATGAGCAAGTTATTCAAGCTATTAACGATAGCCAAGCGCGCGAAGCAGCTATCGCTGTGGACGTTGCTAATACTAACCGCGCTAACGAGCGGTTGCACCAAACCGTTGACCGCCTCAACACCAGTATTGCCCGTGAAAACAGCGCAGCCCGCGCTGACTACGCCGCTACCCTCTCAATCTTATTCAAAGAAAGCACAGCAAGATATATCGAACTGGCAAAAGCGGCTGATGGACACGTCAACGACATCCGAACCCTCCAAGACGCCAACGCAAACAAGTAATTAACAAAAGGCGCGTGACATGGCTAGTAATTTAGATCTATCGGCTACGCTCAAGCTCATTGATGATATCAGTGGGCCGCTACGCGGTATCGAGTCACAAGTATCGCGCTCAGTTGATGCATTCAATGACGCGCGTAGTGCTGTCAAAAAACTAGAAGCGACACAAAATCGAATTACTGCGTTTCAAGACATGGGGCGTCAGCTCACTGAGACTAGCGGTAAACTGGACACAGCGCGTCAACGCATGAACTCACTGCGTCAGCAAATTGAGTCTACTGACAACCCCTCCCAAACCCTGATCAATCGATTCAATGCAGCCTCTCGTAGCGTGGATAGACTGGGTCGTAATGTTAATGATCAGACCCAGACGCTAGCACAGCTCAGGCGACGGCTTGAGTCAGCAGGCGTATCTACCAGTGATTTAGGCCGTCATCAAAGTCGACTGGCAGATCAAATAGCCGAGGCTAACAGACGGCTGGATCAGCAGCGTGAGCGTATGAATCGCGTCAGGCGCGCGCAGCAGCAATCGCAGCAGATGGGTGATATGCGCAATAAGGCAATGGGTCTGGCCGCTGGTGGCGCAGCCGCAACTTATGGCGCAGCAATGTTCTTAGGGCCTGGCCTTGAACTAGAAGTTAATTTAAGTGAAGTTCAAGCATTAACGCGATTAGACAAGAACAGTCCACAATTTAAAGCGTTAGCTGAACAAGCTCGAATATTGGGTGCAACAACTCAATTTACATCAGCTGATGCTGCTAGTGGTCAAGCGTTTTTGGCGATGGCGGGATTTACTCCTGAAGCAGTGCGTGCAGCCATGCCCGGTATGCTTGATTTAGCGTTAGCAGGGAAGATTGATTTACCAGCGACCGCCGATATTGCATCAAATATCTTATCAGGAATGAGTCTTGACCCAACTAAAGACATGGGTAAGGTTGGTGATGTTTTGTCTGCCGCGTTTACTAGAGCAAACTTAAATATAAGCATGCTTGGCGAAACAATGAAATACGCCGCGCCCGGTGCATCAGGACTTAATGTTAGTTTGGAAGAGTTGGCAGGAATGGCTGGAAAGCTAGGCGATGCAGGCATCCAAGGTTCTGAAGGTGGTACCGCGTTGCGTGCAATCATGTCACGTCTTGCTGATAGTGGCGGCCCTGCTGCTAAGGCAATGAAACAGCTTGGAATACAAACGCTTGATGCTAAGGGGAATTTGAGACCCATTCCTAAGTTGTTAGAAGAAATTGCAGAAAAAACCAAGAACATGGGGACTGGTGATAAAAACACCATACTCTCTGAAATATCAGGCGCTAATGCCAGCAACTCAATGCTAAAGCTCGTTGAGTATGCTGGGAATGGTGAGTTACAACAACTCATTAAAGACCTGCAAGGGTCTGATGGAGAGCTTGCTAACTTGTCAAAAACAATGGGCGATAACACTCTGGGCGACTTTAAAGCAATGACCAGTGCTGTTGACGGATTTCGTACAGCTATATTTGATGCCAATAGTGGCGCTTTGCGTGATTTTTTACAAGGCCTGACTACGGGCGCACAAAAGATGACTGAATGGGCAAAAGCCAATCCCGAACTGGTAGCGACACTAGGCAAGATATTTGGCATCTTAGCCATTGGTGCAATCGTAATCGGTAGTTTTGGCGCGATACTATTAACCATACTTGGTCCAATGGCATTGCTGCGAGCATCATTCGCTACGCTTGGTGGCTTGTCAGGCATATTAGGTACGCTAATGGGGCCGCTTAAGATGCTCTGGTCATTATTTGGCTTTGTTGGTCAAGCGGTGGTGTCAGCAGTAGCGCTTATTGGTAAATCCTTAATGTTTATGCTAAGTATAGTAAAAACAGTTGGCGCGGCGATGATGGCCAATCCTATTTTGATTGCCATTACATTGCTCGCAGTGGCCGCTTACCTTATTTATAGAAACTGGGGCCCGATTAAAGAGTTCTTTATTGCCCTTTGGTCAACCATTACCGCTAGCGTCTCCGCAGCATGGGAATGGATAAAGTCGATCTTCAGTACTGGCATTCAAGCACTAAACACTTTCTTATCGAACTTCAACCCTGTCAGCTTGTTTATGTCAGCGTTTGCAGCCGTTTGGTCTTACTTATCTGGACTTGGTGCGACGTTCTATACTTATGGCGCTAATATGTTGGACGGCCTTAAAAACGGTATTATGAGCAAAGCCAACGCTGTCGTCGAAGGTATAAAAGGCGTAGCCGGTAGAGTCAAAGGCGCATTCACAGGATTGCTAGGCATTCGCTCGCCCAGCCGCGTCTTCACGGATTACGGCGATTACATGATGCAAGGGCTAAACAATGGCTTACTAGCAAATAATAGCCCTGTAGACGCCATGCTCAAAACCAGCAACAGCTTACGCGCAGCGATGGACACTAGCGAGATTCGCTTTGATAACCGTAAGCCGATTATGGCAAGCGCTATGATGGGTGGAGTCACCGGACAGTCTCAACCTACGATAGTGAATCATTTCACTATCAATGCACAACCGGGCCAGTCCGAACAGCAAATCGCTCAACTAGTGGCGCAAGAAGTAGCTAAGACACAGCGCGGCCAGAGCAATAACACAGCACTATATGACATCGCGGAGGACTGGTAATGCTATTAGCACTAGGGCAGTTTGTATTTGATGTAGACACTATGACTTATAGCGAGCTACAGCGTAGCCGGTCATGGTCGTATGGTAGTAACGGCATAGCGCAGGGGCGCGATCAGTATCAGTTCACCGGTACTGGTGAAGAGACGATGACGATTCCTTTTATGATTTATCAGTCACACGGCTTCGGCAATCGGCAATCTATCGACGATCTGTCAGAGATGGCCGACGCCGGCGGCGGATATGTGCTGATTGACGGCAGCGGCTATCTATACGGCGTCTTTGCAATTACTGCTATCGATGAAACGCGCAGCCATATCACCAATCGCGGCGTGGCACGTAAGATAGATGGCACCATGAAGCTGACTCGTATTGATGATGATCGCATTCAGACTGACAAAGCGATGACGCAAGACACCCAAACACAAGAGATATAAGCATGCTACGTACCCCTATCATCAGATTAAGTGCTGATAACAAGCCCCTTAATGATCAGGTTATATCACGTCTCATGCGTGTGACGGTCACAGATAATAAGAATATGGACGCTGATGAGCTATCGCTTACGCTAGATGATCATGACGGCGCATTGGAGCTTCCTAAGCGCGGTGTGCGTCTACAGTGTTGGATGGGGTTTGCTGATATCGGCGTTGTCGATATGGGAACCTACATAGTAGATAGTAGCGAGTGGTCAGGAGCGCCGGACACGATCAGCATACGCGCTAAGTCTGCAGATTTTAAGTCATCACTCAAGTCAGGACATAACGAGTCGTATCATAATAAGACACTAGGAGAGATCGCCGATATAATCGCTAAGCGTCAGCAGCTAGAGCTATCTATCAAGCCCAATCTATCTACTATCAATGTCGGTCATGTCGATCAAACCGATGAGTCCGACATCCATTTACTTACGCGGCTTTGTCATCAGTACGGCGCTGTGGTAAATATCAAGCACGGCAAGCTACTGATATTTACCGCTAATAGCAATGTCAGCGCTAGCGGTCATCCGCTAGACATCACCACTATCACAAAGCAAACGGGTGATCGCTATCGCTATAGCGTAGAAGATAGACAAGCCGATTATGATAATGTATCGGCCAGCTATCAGGATAAAGACGCTGCCAAACGTAGCACAGTCGATACCAAAGGTGGCAGTAAGACAAAAAAACTAAAAGGAACGTATAAGAGTAAAGACGCCGCCAATGCCGCCGCACAAGCGGAATCAAAACGTATCAAAGATAGACAGGCCAAGTTTAGTATTAGCACGGCCTACGCCTACCCCGCTGTGACTACTGAAAGCCCCATCACACTACAAGGGTTTAAAGCTGAAATCGATGCGCTGAAGTGGACGGTAGACAAGGCGGTGCACGACTATGGCAAGTCTAGCGGATTGACAAGTCAGCTTGATTTATTGGCCCCATTGAAATAATGTTGTGTTATAATAAATCTTGCTTGGGAGCATCGATATAAGGTTAGCCTAATTAACTAACTCGAATAAGGTGGCCGTGTAATCGTGGCGCGGATTTCAGCCCCAAGCAACTTATATTAGAGACCGAAAAGCCCTGCTATTTTGCAGGGCTTTTTTTATGCTCAACATAACCTATTCTACCATCCACTCACCTAGCGTTGCATAGACTTCATCAGTGTCTACAAAAGTTTTATCACGCTCGATATCATGCAAAGAGACAATACTACTGGCTACAAAGTCTTTAATACGCATACGCTTGAAGCAATAGGCAGACACATAGAGTTTGCCGTTCTTAGCATGCACCTTACGCACATTGATATCACGCTCAGACAGATTGCCGCCACTATCCTTATAGACCATCGCGTAATCACGGCGGTCATTCTTAACGGGTCGAGCTTCTTTTGGTGCGATAGGCGTAGCAGGTAGACCTTGATTAGATATGGTGTCGTGACGTTTTGGCTTTACTGGTGAGTCTAGGGCAGCCCTAGGTTTGGCAGTCGTAGCATTAGTATTTTTTAGAGCATTAATCAGAGCATCAAATTTCTTGTCTAATATATCAAGTCGAGCAATCACCTGCTGGTTATGGTTGTCATCACTCATCATCATTTCCTTTTAGATACTTTAAAATTCACCCAATCAACAGAACAAAAGTTAATCAAACTAACCAGTCTAGGAAGACAATCAGTATGATTAATAACAAAACAGCAAGCAGCACTAGCATGAATACCGCAGCCATAGCCGCCGACCTAGCGAGAGTGGCCGCTTATGCTCACACCCTTGGGCAGTTGTGCGAGTTATCCCCCCATGCCGAGCCGCTATCATTGGAGCAGCTAGAGGTCATCTTTAAAGACATCGCACAGGTGTGTGATGCCAGTGTTAATACCATTCAGAGTTTGAATAGTTAACTACTCATCAAAATTAACACTCAACTTTAACGTTTTTTCTTTTTGCAGGGCTAGTACATAAGGTTGTGCTAGCTCCATCAGCATCTTGTAGTCATAGTCCTCGTCCACCACTGCCCCAGCCGTTCTCAATGTAATTTCTATATCACGCGCGTATAGAGCCAGCATGTCAGAGAATGAATTTTCGTGATAGACGTTCAGTGGTTCCATCAAAAACCTGTTTTTATCTTTAGCCATCATCTACTCCATAGACTCATAAGTCTTTATCAGCCTTACCAGTTCAGCACGCCGCTGGCTATTTCGATATAGCTCTAACCATTGCATTTCATCTTCAGTCAGATCACTGGCAGAAGTATCAAGACGTTTTCCTGTGACCACATAACCCATGTCATAACCTAAATCAGATAGCCTTTTGGCTAATCCTAAATCAGGTAGCCTTTTGGCGTTCTCGTATCTTGAGAATGTTGAATGGGCAACACCCAAGGCATCTCGGACTGTTTCTTGCGCTAATCCAAGCCTTTCACGCTCCATAACAAGACGCTTAGACAGACCTTCAATAATGTTATCATCAGTAAATGTTTTCATATGGCGACAAAAATCCTTTACATATCCATATGACTATGGAATAATGCAATTGTTAGCTCGTAAGACAGATAACACTTTATCACAAAACTCAATAATGGAGTATCCACGATGTCACAAGTCATGTTTGCCACGCGCTTGCCTGAATCACAGCGCAAATACATCCAGTACAAGGCGATGGACACCGGTAAGCAGCAACAGGAGCTTATGTCCGAGATCATCGCCGAGTATCAACAGCGCGATACCGAATTTATGAGCAAGTTCGCCGCCCTACTACAGCCGTCGGACCACGACGCTAAGGGGATCGGTAATGACTCATAAAAACTGGGACAACGTCCGCGACCGCCGTCTGTATAGCTATATGAATGACCCCGAGCATGACCGCTTTGAGTTTGCCATGCGCCTAGCAGGGATCAGTCAAGAGGCAACGGCTATCAGACAGTTTGTACTAGAGCGCTCAGATCAGATCATCATTAACCATCAACACGATAAGTTTAAGCAAAACGACGTTACCGTAACAACGGTAAAACTGCGCTTTCCTAGCGGTAAATTTACCGCAACAGATTCACTTTAGTAGTTTAACCAGACCCCACGATGTCACAACTTAACTCAACCAAAGAAGGAAACACCACGATGTCACAACTTAACTCAACCTTAGCCACACTTAGCAACCTTCAAGCCCATGTCGCCATGATGGCGCAGCTCACTAGCTCAACCTCATCAGAGACGGTCACTATCAACCGTCAGGACTTGCGATTCGCGTTCGCGGATATCGAGCAGACTATTAGCGGTATCTATGCTCAGCTATCTAATGAGGGAGAGCTGACGTTTTCATCATCACTAGGCGACACCCTAGATCATCCTATGGTTGAGCAGTTTTGGGATGTCTATGACTATTTGGATAACTTAGACAGTTTAAATAGGGGTGGTCGTGTCAACCATCATAGCGACGATGCCGACACCATCGCGATCAATCTCAATGATATTTATAGCGTGGCTAAGAAAAACAACCAACCCCTACCAGATGACATGGTTGAGCTAAAGCAGCACTTGCATGACAGCTGTCGCTATCTGTTTATCGACTCAAACGTAGCGGTCAGCAGCAAGGTATATAACGGCAAGACGATCAAATGCTGGATATTCCAAAAGCCAGTAGCAGAGGCACAGCCGGTAAGTGATACCCCTAACATTGACTTAGCTCAGGCATGCAGTGAGTTTGAGCAGCAGTTCAGCGAGTCCGCACCGACCGCCGCTGCACCAGTGATGGAGATGACAGAGCCTTGCATCATTAGACGAAGCGTGACCAACCGCAATAACAAAACCACAAGACGCCAGTTCTACGTTCCTAGCATCACTGAAGAACAAAGAAATAAAGGCATATTGATAGGATTATGTAAGAGATACGGCGTAGAGCTACCTGCTTACTATCACGACATCGATGTCAGCCGTTTCGCTGAAAAGACCTACTACGATGAAAACGGCGACAAGCAGCGTGTGCTAGTACCCCTGTTCAAAGACCGTCGTGAGGGTGAGCACACCCAAGCCTTCTATCAGCGCGTTGGCTTACTGCTACCACCGATTGACTAGATACTTTTTTTACTCATGCATGAGGGAGAACATCTCCCTCAGACTTTCAACCACGATAATAGGAAACACCACGATGAATCAGCAGAAAGGTAACAACGAAGTAATGCCATTGGCATTTAACGGCATCGCTCTAAATCCGGTGATGCGTAACGGTCAGATTTGGATGACAGCCAGTGACTTGGCAAAGGCTTTAGATTATTCAGATGTTCGTTCTATAACCAAGATACATAGCCGTAACGCTAATGAATTCACATCGGCAATGACCTTGGTGGTCAAATTGACCACCAAGGGTTTTGGAAACGGTAACAGCGAAAAAGACACTAGAATATTCTCCCTTCGCGGCTGCCACCTCATTGCCATGATGGCACGCACTAAGGTCGCTAAGGACTTCCGCGTTTGGGTGCTAGACATATTGGACTCAGAAGTAGGCGCACCAGTAGCAGAGCCAACGCCTATATCAGTATCCAATGCTGATTGGACTCGCTACTTGCAGTCGTTGACCATTCCAGAAATGGCGCAGCTTACCAATCGTAGCGAGCAGGTGGTGATTAGCAGTCTTTATGAAGCAACTCATACCCCAGAGCAGCGTAGCGCTCAGCAGCCCACGCTACCTAATCTGCCGCCGCAGGTGCAGACCGCGCTAGACCAGTTTTGGGACACCGTCAGTCAGCTAGACTTGCAGCAGATTAATCACAGCCGTGACCCGCAAGTCTTAGCGATTAGCTTGCCTGAGATATATAGCACCGCAGGGGAGCAGCTACCCCAGCGGCGATCCATGCTGTCAGCACTTAAGCACAGTCTGATACCTCAGTTTAAAGACAGCAACCACGCGATTAACAGCACTATTACTGGTAGCACTAAGAAATGCTGGGTGTTTGTTATGCCAAACACTCACTAGTAACCCTAAAACTAAAAACCCTGAAAGGAGTCGCCACGATGACTAATCAAACCACTCAATAATTCATCTGGAGCACTTATGGCAAGTTCGAAATCAGCATATATAAATTGTCCTCACTGTGGGTCAAGAATGTACACACATGGGCACGTTATATTTAGTGCACTAACCAAGCAGCTGACCGCCGCTTGCCGTAATCCAGACTGTCTTTTCTCAGCCAAAGTTAGTGTTGAGATATCAAGACAAATACAACCCAGTCTGCAGCCAAAACCTGAAGTTACAGCTGCATTGAGTAGATAAGGACAATCACGATGACCACTCCAACTCCCCAATCTCCGGTTAGTGAGGTAACCATTCCAAGCAACAAGTACAACCCATTTAATCTCACGACCGATATAAGAGACTCATTGAGCGAAGTATTTTGCGCTGCTATTCACTCTCACAAAAGCGACTACCTAACACGCAAACATAGGCTAGCCGAGCATTTAGCCAAAGAAGATCATGACAAAAAGCATACCCCAGTACTTGTATCGCTATGTCAGTTCTCCGAGCGACACCTAAAGCAGGAAGCTCAGACCTACAAGGCAATAATGGGTAGCGATTTTTGGATCAAAGAAGTCGAAAAAATTATTCAAGAAGCAGAAAACGCTTAATACTCTCTATAGAAACTAGGTAATACCATGACACGAATTAATGACAAAGTCGTAGACCGCTTGATTTCGGACTACGGATTCAAAGTAAGCGGCGAATGGCTCCGTGAGGGCCGTTGCCCAGACTGCAATAAAAAATCACTATATACCCATTCGACTACGCCGCGCGTGGTCAAATGTGGCAGGCTTAATAAATGCGGCATGGAAGTCCACGTCAGAGATCTCTTTACTGACCTATTTACCGATTGGTCTGCTACATATAAGCAGACGGACATTAACCCCAATGCCGCCGCTGACGCTTATTTAAATGAAGGACGCGGCCTAAGTATCCAATCAGTCAAAGGCAGTTACAGCCAAGAGCACTACACAGACCATAAGCTCAATATCTCCTCAGCCACGGTACGCTTTACCTTACCAAACGGCGGCTGGTGGGAGCGCATCATCGATAAGGCTGACAGATTCCCGCGCAAGGCAAATATAAAATATGGTTACAAGGTTAATGGCTACTGGTGGTGGCATCCGGCTAACACTCAGATGCCTAGCGAGATATGGATAACCGAAGGTATCTTTGACGCCATGGCGCTAGCCGAGCACGGTATTGATGCCGTTAGTAGCATCAGCTGCAGCAACTATCCAGAGCATAGTTTGCATGAGCTAAAGAGCCAATATGTCAAAGCAAAACACACGCTACCTATCTTAGTATGGGCCTTCGATAACGACAAAGCCGGTAAGAGCGGGATTCAGCGCTGTATAAAATTAGCTGAGGATATGGGCTTTGAATGCAAGGCCGCGCAACCACCGTATGAGAAGCACCGTCAGCTAGACTGGAACGACTTGCACGAGATGGGCCGTTTGACGGCTGAGCATATCGAAACTTATCGTTATTATGGCGACATACTGACAGCTAAGTCCGCTATGGAGTCGGCTGTCATCATGTACATGCACACCAAGCGCAGTAGCTTCTATTTTGAATATAACTATCGCACCTTTTGGTTTGAACTAGACACTAAAGCGCTATCTAGCTGCATTGGTGTCGAAAAGCATCAAGTCGATGACTACTTAGATAGTGTTAGCGATATGACTGACCTTGACGAGTCTATGCCGGACTTTGTCAAAAACTCAAGTAAAGTGACCGAGGTTTGTAACGCTAAGATTGAAGCACTTTATTTTCAACGTAACGAGATTACAGATGAGTCCTGGTACTTCATGCGCGTGGCCACGGCCAAAGGCGATGTCACTACTACTATTACCGGCGACCAATTATCTAGTCCTTCTAAGTTCAAGCCGCGCCTACTATCCGTTTATGCCGGTGTGTTTTGGACGGGCGCTGCCGGTCAGCTCGATATCATCATGCGCCATCAGACCGAAGCGCTCAAAGAAGTCAAAACTACTGACTTTATAGGCTACAGCAAAGAGTTTGGCGCGTATATATTCAATGATATCGCGGTACACAAAGGAAAAGCTGTCACCATCAATAATCAAGATTACTTCAAGTTAGGCCGTTTAGAAGTAAAGTCTTTAGCCAACTCTCCAAACGTACAGCTCAACACCAAAGATAAGCCCACCTTTGACTGGTGGACCAAGTTTAATAAAGTTCGCGGCGCTTATGGTACCGTTGTCATGGCATGGTGGCTTGGCACTTACTTTGCTGAGCAGATCCGCGCCATCGATCGCAGTTATCCTTTTTTTGAACTGGTGGGCCAAGCCGGTGCAGGTAAATCACGTCTTTTAGAGTTTCTTTGGCGCTTATCTGGCCGTGAAGACTATGAAGGCTTTGACCCAAGCAAGGCAACCTCAGTCGCTATCTATCGTGAGTTTGCTCAAGTATCCAACATGCCTATCGCGCTTATCGAAGGCGACCGTAACGATGAAGACGGTAAAAAGTCTTACTCAAAGTTTGAATGGGATCAGCTCAAAGATGCGTTTAACGGTCGTAGCATTCGTAGTCGCGGCGTTAAGAATAACGGCAATGATACCTACTCGCCACCGTTTCGCGCGGCGATTATGATTAGTCAAAACGAACCCATCCAAGCCTCTGAAGCTATGCTCACACGCTTACTGCATATCCGTCTAACCCGCGAAGGTCAAACGCTTGAGGGTAAACACATTGTTGATGAGCTCGACCGCATACCGTTAGACGTCACCAGTCAGTTTATGGCCAAAGCCATTCGCAATGAAGAGGCTATCTTAACGACTTATAAGAAAAAGGTTAGAGAATACGAGGTCTTTTATCATGCAGCCGGTATCACTCATACCCGTATCGCGCTCAACCATGCGCAGATAGCAGCGATGGTCGATTGCTTACATCAGCATGTACTCGAGGACGTCATGACTGAGGAGCAAGCTAAGTCGGCAAAAACCACATTGATTGAAATGTCACATCAGCGCGTGGCCAGGCTATCCAGTGATCATCCTCTGGTCGAGCAGTTCTGGGAGATTTACGAATATCTCAATACTTTAGGCCAGTGTGAGATGAATCACTATACGGATAAAAAGCGTATTGCAATCAACTTGCCGAGATTTTACAAGATAGCGCAGCAAGAAGGTCAGCGGCTACCAGATCAAACAGAGATGAAGCGATTACTAAAATCTAGTCAGAAAAATAAATTTGTAGATTCAAACGTCGCGGTATCAAGCGCCGTCTTTGGCAGTAAGACAGTCAAATGCTGGGTCTTTGAAAATGGTATGGAGGGTTGAATCATGAGTAGATTAATAGAAAGACCAAGACGGAACGGTAAAGTAACGCTTTTGAAAAATTTAGCAGAAACAGCCAATAGTAACGAAAAGATAGTAAGCCAAGAAGACTTCAAAGGTATACCAAAGCGATACAAATGGGTAGTCGCCAACGGCGAAGGTATAAAAAAGTATTTCATAAATAAACCTCGCTTAATTGATCACATCAATGGAGTTTATCGAGCTTATTATCTAGGAGATAAAGTAACGCCTGCATTCAGAAAAAAACACCGTGATGGCATTGGGCTTGAGGGTGGGTACAAGTGCTTAGCAAATATAGCTAATGGCGATGGGATCTTAAGGAGGGAAGATTAATGAAACTAGTCCGCGCCCTATTCCCTTACGATCGGCAAAGTCCCTTGCATTGGATAACCTTCGACACCGAATCTGGCCAAATGATTGACTGCTCAATGCACCCGACCCATAAGCAGCGCGAACTTTATCAAGGCAAGCGTTATGAAATCAGAGGCGACAAAATCATCATGCGCTGTGAAGTCGAAGTTTATCAAGAGCGCAAATTCGTATCACTTACTGAAATAAAGATTGGAGATTAGTATGTCAGGCGACAACTACTTAAAACATATTACCCATGCGTATTTAGCTCACGCCCAAAAGATTGCGCCGTTTGAGTTTAAAGGACCAAACAGCATTCCCCATAACCCAAAGAACAACCGTAAAACCAAATCAAAAGGTAAAAAGTAATGGCAGACGACATAGACAGAGCAAACGATATTGCTCAAGAGAGCTTAGATCGCTCATTGGCCAAAGCCGCAAAGTTCAGCGAACCGTCATATTCCGAATGCTTAGATTGTGGTGAAGACATCCCCTACCAACGGCAACAGCTTGGCGGCGTCAAGTACTGCATTGACTGCCAAACCGTTTTAGAAAGGAGACGCTAATGATAAAGTCAATCTTTTGGATGCTGATAGCCTCTTTTATCTCGTATAACGTAGGCAGCGTTATAGCTCACAACATAGTTAAGACGGAATGCCAGCGCTTAGGTAAGTTCTACGTTGGCCAAACGGTTTATGACTGTAAAAGAAGCCAGTAAAAATACCTAAAAGTTACCTATTAAAGGTAAGTAATAATATAAATCAAATCAATATCATAAAAAGAGATAATAGATAAATTACTTCTATTACCTCTTTTTTTACTACCGTAGTATTACCGCTCGTTTACCGTAGCGAAGTTAAGTTATAACCTCACTTTTGACCTGAAATCAAAGGATAAACCATGTCAGCAGGCATAGAACCTCTCAAAACCAGCATTCGTATCTGGTGGCGCGACGAACACGGCAAGCGCGACCGCGAAACCCTTTACGATACGCCGCCCACTGATACCAACTTGGCCAAAGCAAACGCCATAGCCCAATCGATTGACACTCAAATTAAAATGGGCACGTTTGATAGAGATCAAACCTTTCCGCATTCTCCTAAGCGCAAAACCTCTTACTTTGGCTACTATATAAACCAATGGCGCACCACAGAGGCCTCATTAGTATCGCCAACGTCATGGACAACATATCTAAGCAAAGTAGAAAACCACATCGCGGACCATTGGACGCACAAACAGATAGCTAAAATCCGCGTAGAAGACGTCGAAGCATGGGTTTATGGCGACTTGGTCAAACAAAAGCAGCTCAGCTCCAATACCATCAAAGAGATCTTAGGACTTTGGCGCAAGATTTACGGCTACTGGTCACGGCATCAGGCACAAGTAAACGACCCATCTCAGTACATCAAGCTTAACTTTAACGATCCAGACGACATATACCCCTTTGATAAAAGCGAAATAAGTCTCATTACACAATCAGAAAAGGACCAGGCGCGGCGCAATCTATGGACAGTCATGCTCTGGTCAGGATTATCATCGCATGAGCTGCTACCATTGGCCATAGAGGACCTAGACTTAGATGATGGCTATGCTTATATCAAGCGCGGCGTAGTAAAAGGCAAATATCGCGTCACAAAGAACAGACGGCGTAAGCGACAAGTCGAACTACTGCCTGTAGTAATCAAAGCGCTACGCAGTCAACTGGATCTAATCAAAGATAACCCAGCGCAGACCGTTATGATTACTGAGCGCGATCATCGTACCGAACGAGCACATACATTACAGTTTCTTTGGCATAATCCGAATACTGGTACCCATCACACTTATGAGCAGCTGCGCCACCAATGGCGCGATTACCTCGAGAGTATCAATATAGACTATCGACCGCTTAATAACGGCCGTCACACTTATGCAAGCCAAGTCCTTTCGACTGGCGTCGTCTCAGCTGAGTGGTTGGCCAAACAGCTAGGCCATAGTAATACCGATATGATCCACAAGCACTATGGCAAATTCATACCGCAAGATTCTGGCCACATAATAAGACTACTCAGCAAAGCCCTCGACCTATAACCCAGCCCACGACACAATAAAAAGGGTTTCTAACGTTAATTCGCTAGAAACCCTTTATTTATGGGCGTTCACAACATATTTATCATAGTTTTGTCATAAAACCCAACCCATAACCCTGCCCACGCCACCAAGCTAGCACTATTCTTTAGGTATTAAAAAAGCCTACACAAGGTAGGCTCTGTAAGGGCTTCAGCATATTCAGCTATTACCCGATATTTGGCGGAGACGGAGAGATTCGAACTCTCGAAGGGCTATGAACCCTTGCCGGTTTTCAAGACCGGTGCATTCAACCGCTCTGCCACGTCTCCATTGGTGCATCATTATATAGATATCCTTTTATAATGCAAGCCCCTAATCTAAAAAAATCCAATTAATTTGCAAATACCTTTGAACCACTGATTTATCGCTTGCTTGAGGCCAGATGCAGGCACATATCGAGCAGTCTATTGGCATACCCCCATTCATTATCGTACCACGCAAAAACCTTGTACTGCTCGCCTACTTGCATGAGCTGCTGACCATCTATGATAAGCGACTCAGTTTGATGAATAAAATCACTAGAGACCAACGGCTCATCCGTATAAGCCATGATGTCACGTAAATGCGTCTGACTGGCAGATTGAAGGGCGTCACGGATAATATCAACGCTGACCTCTGGCGTATCAAATACAAAGGTCACATCAATCGCTGCCACATCGATGGTGGGCACCCGTATTGAATGTCCATTTATTTTGCCCGCCATCGCTGGCAATACCCGCTCCGTCGCAGCAATACTACTCGAGGTCGTTGGGATAATATTGTAGCCAGAAGCACGCGCCCGTCTGGGATCTCGATGCGCTTGATCGAGCACCGTCTGATCGGCGGTAACCGCATGAATCTCTGTCATCATAGCGGACTTGACGCCGAACGCTTTATCCAATGTGTCAATCAGCGGCACCAATGCCTGCGTGGTACAAGAAACGCTGGAGATAATCGGTAAATCAAGCATGAGCGCATCTGTATTGACCCCCATAACGATACAAGCATCCACATCATCGAATGGCGCTGCACCGATGATCACCTGCTGTGCGCCTGCATAGATGTGCAGCATCGCTTGCTCATATGAGCGAAAGTGACCGGTGCACTCTAGTACCACATCGACCCCTAGCGACTGCCAAGGTAGGTTTTGTGGATTGGGTTCTGAGAGCATATTGATACAATAAGTCAGAGTGTTTTTGGTGAGACAGAGCTGAGTTTTATGCTCATTATCGCCCCCGCTCTCGATAATATCAGCACTGACCCCCAAGCGGCTTAAGCGACCATGCGTGCTATCAAATTTTAATAAATGCAACAAAATATCTGCTGGTGCCAAGTCATTAATTGCGACGACATGGATTGCACGTCCTAATACTTCAAAGCGCTCTAGCAAGGCGCGCAGTACATTGCGCCCGATACGACCAAAACCATTAATAGCCACTCTCAATGGCTGTGAGTGCTCACCAGTGGTACGATAGGTCGCCGCTATCGGGTCAGAGGTCAATTGATAAGTGGCGCTAGAAAAATCAGGCAT